TGGGAAATCTAAATAGACTTGTATCTTCTTCTTCATTCTTCTTGACCAAACTTTATAAAATAACTGATAACTTTTCACAAAAAAAGATTAGATATAAACAAAAAAAGGGATGCCGAAGCACCCCACGAAACAATCAAAAAAACCTATAAATGAAAAAAAAACTCATTTCAAAATTGTCCATCTCAAAAACCATTACCCCTCCCCCTATTAATTTGTTGCTCTAATAACATCTACTATCTTCATTTTGTTGAGTGGAACTAAACCATCCTCTCTGCGAATATAAGGAATTAATGGAGAACTTTTTAATTTATCCAGATACGTTTTTGTAGAGTGACATGATATACATAACCCCAGCAAATTATCCTCATTCCATCTTGCTCCACCCTTGACTAGTGGTATAACGTGGTCTACTGCTCCTTTACTTCCTTTACCTATAAATGTTTCCCTTTCACAAGCAGCACAAAACGCTTGACTATTTCTAATCATAATGCTAAACTTCCTCCACTTACTACTATTGTAAAAAGAATAGTTGTCATTAGACTTCTTCTTATCCCACTTTCTCTTACTTTCTTTTCTCTTAAACGTTGCCATCTACTATTATTTGACAGAGAACCATTCCCTTATTTCTAAATGATGGGTCAATCCCCCAATACACTCCACTATCATCCTTTAATCCAATTAATGCTAACTTATATGCGTCACGTTGATCCTGGTTACTTTTAACGTCATAAGCGTGATTTCTTTCCATACACTCCATAACAAACCTTTCATGATTCCATTTGCCCCCTTTGTCTAAAGGACTTATATCATGTATTTCAGAGTCGATAAACAACTCTTTACATAAGTCTATAGTAATCTGACTACACGCTTGATTCTGCCCTACATTACGAGCAATTTTAGCTAATACACTTTTACTAGCTTTATAATTAAATACTGATGCTTGTAGATTACTGTTCTCTATAACAATTGCTGATGGACTGTACTTTACGTTCATAATAAATCGTAGGAAATCAGAGTAATAACTAAATACTGTAAAGTCAATTTTCACTTTTCTTCTCTTCTTGGGTGTCGCTATTCCACTCGTCATTAAAGTAGTACAGAGTAACCTTTTTCTCCTTTCTCGTTGTAATCGTCAATGATTTTTGTGATTCGTTGTTCATAGATTTTAATGTTTTTATCCCAAATATCGAACACTTTTGGGTCTGGACTATACCTCTTAATTATTATATCGCAGTTCTCAAATTTAGGATTAAAGTAAACGAAATCCCACCACTTTCTACCAGTTATATACATCGACCATTGAACCTGGGCATAGTATTTAGCATCAATCTCTAAACTGTCCATATAGCGGACATATTCTTTACCTAACGGACATTTAATCTCTATTCCAGCATCATCATTTATCAATCCATCTGGACTTGTACCAAACAATATCCCTTGGCTAACATATCCAACATCATGCACTAAATTACCAGTCACTTGTGTATATCGTTCCTTTGCAACTGGTTCTAAATCGTGACCCCTTTGTTGAGCATAGTTCTTTAACTCTTCTACATCACTCATTCCATTAATCAATTCATCTGCTTTTTGATACATCATCGTATATGCACCCACTCCTAATCCATCTTCTCCCTTACCCTTAACAAGTAATGTATTGGAAGAAGTTCCACCAATTCTACCACATCTAATCTGATGCCACTCATCTGTGTTTTGGATGATGTCGTAGTGATATGTTATTGGCCCTAAATGATTTGTTCCTGGTACCTTCATAAGTTAAATGCTTTAATGGTATGCTTAAATGGATTGCCTTCTATATCAATCACTAACTCTAACATAGCATAGGCTATCTCTTTTATTTCTTTCTGTGCATCTGGTTTATAACGTAAATTTAAGAAATGATAGAATGACCTCCAATTAAACATTACATCCATTGTGATCTGACTGTTCATAGTCTTGAAAAATCTTGCACTTTCTTTTGCCCTCTTCCTTCCTAATAATTCTGTCAACTCAACTAGTGATTCATGATACAACTCATTCCCCCTCTCTGTGTGTTCTACTAACTTCTGTGTCCATTTCACGTTCCAATCATCTGGGTAGTATACTTTGTTTTCTTTCAACTCTTTGTATCTAGCTGACTCTCCGTTTATACTTACTCCAATGCGGTGCTTTAATAAATGGATATGTGAGGCTTGATCCACAGTAACTAAAAAGTGTAATGATGACTTTTCAAATGGTGTGTGATGTCCATTGTCTGCCAACATTTTTAATAACTTGGGTATTCTCTCTAACTTATCCTTCTTCAACTCTCTACTTGTACTTGTCCAAGCTGACTGTGCGTGTGTAACATCAGAACCATAAAACCCAATTAATTCTACTTTATTCATTTGTATAGTTTTTTTGAATTACTTATCATTCGATTCAAGATATGTAAAGATAATTTGAATAACTTATCATTCATCTAAATCAACTCCATTCTCTCCCATAATTTGAATAAACTCATCTTTACATTGATACATTGCTTTAAGAAACTCTTCATGCGTGTCATCTGGAACATATTTAGTCATTTGTCGTAAATACTGGTACATATCCCACGCAACATTTCGCCATTTGCTTCCATTGACGGCCATATCATACTCATAATTATCTTTTGGCAGATTAAATATTAATTTAGCTTTCATTGTTTTTAATTTTGATTAACAATAATTAGTAGTAATGCTTTTCGCTTGTATAATCATTAAACTCCATTTTATCAATCCAATCTTTTGCCTCTTCTAATGTTTTTAAATTGCCATCATTATTAACATCCATTATTAGCTTGAACTTACCCCACCAATTCTTTTTATACACATAATAAGCAGCCTTGCCGTAAAAATGCCGTTTTTTAATTAAGTATTTGGCACTACTTCTGTTGCCGTATGTGGCACATTGGTCCTTGTTATTTGTATCTTTCATTGTTTTTAATTTTTACTTGAATTAACAAATAGATACCCATAAAGGTATAATATTTGCGTTTTATTTTATTTTGTACCCAAAAGGGTATAATATCTTAATCCTCGTAATCTGGTTCATTGTCCTCTAATAATCTCGGTAACTGCTCATCAAACGCTTCATCTATCATATCATCTGTAATCCAAGAGGGTTTTTTATCCAAGTTAAATATCTGCCATATATCCGCAGTCGTTTCTTCTGGATAACCAGGATCGCCATTACTCAAATACATTCTGCCTGGTCGATAATCGTATCTAAACTCTATCTCTAACTCAAAATACTCGTATTGAGGTTCTTCTCTTTCAAACCCTAAAACTCCGTACATTTTCATATTATTAGTTTTTTTCGATTAATTGATAATTAGTTCCATCTGTAATTACATAGCAATTTAAAGCTTCGCATACATCTCTAATAAAATTAATGGAAGGCTTGTGCTTTGCATAGATATTAGCCTTGGTACAAGATAACTTGTCAGCTAATACTTCAACGTTTATCCCTTGTGATTTAAGGAAAGATTTAAGTGCTTTTTGAAAGTTCATTTATATTCTTTTTGATTTCTAAAAAAAGCCAGTAACTCAAGGCTACTGGCATAATTACATCAACGTGCGTAATAAAGCATGAAAAAACAACTATGACCCTCTTTGTATGTCATCTATAGTGGATGGTATTCTAAACGCTATAATAATGCAGAATATAGTAAAGAAATAGCGACTAAACATATTCCACTCATTGTACTTAAAGTTTAGTTCAATAAGACTAACAGTAGCGTAACACATAGTAGTAGTCAACACAAATACTATTATTCCAATTACAAGTTCTTTAAATGTCATAACGATTCAATTTTTTTCTTTTGTGATAAAGTCAACTTGTGACCCCTTAATTTTAACAACTGTTCTTTACTAACGCTACCACTCTTAATTAATTGTATAGCCTCTTGTAATTGTTCATCGGTAATACCCTCTTCTTTTGCTTTTGCTGGAGGAGTCTTTGTTACTTGTCCATCGTCATCATCATGGCCTACTAGTAGATTAAAAGCTGCTACTAACGCATAACGCTTGTAGTATGTGATGGTTGATCCTAACTTCTGTACGTCTTTAACATCTGGAATAACCCAGGTACTAGTGACAGAGTGTGCTTCATTCTCAATATCGACAATATGTAATTGTAAATGTTGAAGATTTGTGTCAATATCGACATAACCTTGAAATGATACTGCTAACTTCTGTTCAGTTAGATGTGGTTGTAGAGCAGTCATAATGTCCTTAACGTACAGACTATAACTGTTCTTTAGGAATGGATTTTTGCCACTTTCTTTAATCCCAATCATCTTTGACTGGATGGCAGCGATTTTTTTGTAAATGCTCATTTGTACTGTCTTTTTGTTTATAACGGATGTAGTTCGATGTTATTGTGGATGTAGGCTAATAATTCCTTACAAATCATTTTATGCTTCTCATCAGTCAAATCCATAATCATATCTGTATCTCTAGTCACTTCACCAACCGTAACGTCAAATAAGTCAGCAACTCTGGTGTAAGTGTATATTGTAAGGAATCCAAGGTATAAACAACCCCTAACGATGTAATACTCTTTATCTTTTGGTGTGTAGTCGTTGAAATGCGGAGCATCCTCTAATACATCATATATAGCGTTTCTAGCATCTCTACTAAAAAGGTAAGCCATTCGCTCCCCCTTGATTGTTAGTTCCATCTTCTTGTGATTTACGGTTAATAACTCGTATTTGGTCAACAATAATCTCTTTGTTACTTACTTCTACTCCTTCCTTGTTTGTGTATGCGTTTGTACTAATCTTGCCTTTAACCAGGACTAAATCTCCTACCTCCATCTTTACATCTCGATTAAATAACTTACATGAGTGCCACTCTGTTTTACTCTGCCACTCTCCACTCTTGTCTTTGTAGTTCTCTGTAGTCGCAACAGAAAATGGTTTAAGGGTGTCTACTTTACTCTCGTAGATTTTGCCAACCCTTCCAATAAGCATTACTTGATTCAACATCTTTAACGTATTTTAATAATGATTCTTTTTTATAAAATTTAACTCTGTGTTTTCCTACTCCGCTGATTGGTCTAAAGAGATGTGAATATTTAGTTTTAATACTATGCCACTTGCCCTCTGACCAACCAGTAAAGTATTTAATCTCTGTACTTGATAGTATGTCCGGTAGTCTATCCCTCGCATACTTCCAATCTTTAATACCTAACTTTTTCAATTTGTTTCACTTGGTTTAGACTAATATAGCCAAAATCCTTGTTATAACCTACTAATCTGCCATCTTTCTCAACTACCTCAAATACCTTTTTCTTCTTTGCAATAGGCACTAAAAACTTCTCTCCTTTCTTTAATTCAGACATATATTAAATGTTATTCCAGTTTCATTAGTATTATACCTTACATCTTCAATCATTTGATCCACTTCAAAATACTTCGCTAAATTAGCTATTACAATACCATAATTCTTTAGATTATCCATCACTTCATAGTTTATAGCATCATCCAAGTAATTGATTAAAACATGACAAATCTCTTTATTCACGTTTAAACTATCCCCCTCATTCTCCATAATATTCTCAATTACATCTAGTATTTCTATGGCTAACTCGTAGTCATCCTGGTTTGTGCTAAACAAAGCCATTTTTTTACCCTTTGCCATCTTTATTTTAGCAACTGCTTTTAGTCTTTCGGCTTCCATATTAATAATGTTTATTTATGTATGAATGAATACGATTAATCCTTTCTCTAATTTCTTTTTCTTTACTCTCACTTACTTTAGTGCAAATGTTACAAACAGTAGATGGATGATAATTAGTTAGTTTAGAGATTAGAAAAGCTGGTACATTAAATATGTTATTAAGAGAAAATATATAGACATTACGCCAAGAATAAGCAACACGGCACTCATCCCTTTTAGCAGTCTTAAAAGCAATCCTATTAATGCCAGTAATATCTTCAATAGCTTTACAACATAATTCATCAGCATCTTTACTAATTTCTAATTGTTCCTTGTCATTGAAATCATCAAAGTCAATATCAAATCTAAATAAATTCATAGGTTTTTTATTTAAAAGTTAACAAATTCTTTTATTCTGCTATGCCTTACATCATACTCGCATCGTATCTTTTTAAAACTATCTCCATGTCTATTCTTTGTAATATATATATCAGTTATTCCAATTAAACTCTCTCCAGTTGCTTGATCTTCCACAACATCAATTGCCTCATATCTCCAAGGGAACGCAATAAAGTCTGCATCTTGCTCTAACTGACCACTACCTCTCAAATCACTACTCTTTGGAAACATACGTCCACCCTTATCTGATTCTCTACTCATCTGACTTATGCCTACACAACACACTTTAGTGTTTAATGCTAATCGCTTTATTTCTGTAGATAACGTACTGATTTGCTCTAAAGTATTAGGGCCAGGTATATTTATTAATTGAATATAGTCAAACACAACCACTTTAATACCATACTTCCTAATCTTTCTCTGAACATCATCCTTAATCTGATACCACTTATTCTTATTGTCGACAATAAAGAATGGCAACTCATATAACTCTGTAGCGAACTCTGTAACAATGCCTAACTCATCTTGCGTTAAATCCCCACTAATCTGCTTCTTGTAACTTAATCCAGTAGCAACATGACATAACTTTGCCATCAACTCTGTAGTAGTCATTTCTAACGAATAAAAAAGAACTGGAACACCCATCTTACACAAGTCATAACATTCTTGGATCATCAAAGAAGTCTTACCCATTCCTGGTCTTGCAGCAACGACATTAAACCTACCACCCCTATAACCACCCATTATCCCATTGTACTTCCTCAATTCTGTCATTACAATACCACCTTCATCTTTAAGAGTAACATTACTATTAATGTCAGCAATGTATTCTTTAAAAGAATTGTATCTGTACTCTACATCAGTATTAATATCAGCATCAATCTCATTCTGCATCCTTTCTAAAGCGATTCTAGCCTCTTCTACGCTACTTCCATTCTCTAATGACTGTAAGGCTGATTGTAAGGATAAAACCTCCTCTTGCCTCTTATATTCATTTACAAACTCCTCCGCAATAGATTTAAAGTCTGCAACAGTTGACCCAGTAAAATCTACATTGTCAAACTTAAAGATTACATCAGCTATACTTACTTCTTGATTCTCGCTATACTTGTTAAGAATAAACTCTGCGACTTTTGGATAAACTTTAAACATTTTAGGACTCAAATATCCTACTTCCTCCAACCACGAGTTATCATCAAGGATTGTCTGGAGGATTAACTGTTCTTTCTTTTGATTCATTTATTAGGTTTTGTAGGTCATCAAATATATGGTAAAACTTTAATAGTTCCTCTTCTTTTTCTAAAAAAGTTTTTGTGTTTGGGAAGTGTCGTAAAAATAAGTCTTGAACAACACCCATCTCTTTTAACTCTTTACAGAATTGTAAATGCTCTATTTCAAAAGATTTATGTAATTCTTTAACAGTATTACTCTTCTTTTCTTTCTTTTGTCTAGAGAGATGATCTCGTAAGTTTAACCGTTGACTCATAATTGCCCACTCTTAAATAATAACAGTCATTATCTTTGCTAATCTCTATATACTTATTGTCACTTAATATTCTGTAATTAGGTTTAGAATAAAAATAGACTAAATCAAACATCTCATGCACCCATACTTTTAATTGAAAGAGGGATGGATGACCAATAATATTACTTACATCGTAATCAACAATAAACTTAATATCGCTATTTACAATATCTCTTACACATTCTCTCCACTTAATCTTTGACATTAATTTATCCAGTACTTCATTCCTGGTCATAATTCTTGTAACTAATTAAAGTCAACGTCAATATATCAAAAACGTGTTCAGTCATCTGTGCCAAGTAATCCTTATCATCTGCTTGAATATCAACTGAAAGACACAAATCTAATGCAATAATAGATGCCCAATATACTCGTCTAAATGGCTTCTCTAATTCTTCTTGGGTAATGTACAATACTTTCTTTGATTCTTGTTTTTCAAAAAAATTGTGCTTCTCATTAATAGTAACACTAAACTTCTTGTAATTAAAGGTTGTCATATCATTTCAAATTTATTGATTACCGGTTGTTGTTTCTTTGTTTCTTTAACAAATATGCCACTCCACTCATTAATCATAGTCTGCTCAACTGCTTTAGTTAAATCCTCAATACTGTGCTTCTGGAAGAGATTAGTAATATGTGTTATATAC